AAAAGATCTGGATATTGTTATACAGGATGGATGTATGATGTAATAAAGAGTTTATTTAATACACCAGATGATGACCTTTATAATAAAGAAACCTTAACTAATATTTATTTAAAACACAACAAAGACGTTTTAGAATATTTTAAAGATAGACCAGATGATCTACTTGTTATAAATCTAAAGGATGAAGATTCATACAAAAGATTTTGTAAGTTTCTTGACCAACGTGAAATACTTAAAAAGTTTCACTATCTTAATAAGACTACTTAATGTGGTCTTTTAACATTTTAGCATAGTCTTTATTCCATTTAGGCTCCAAATGTATATCACCTGTTGGAATCTTACCTTTCTTACGTTGTTTCTCTATATGTTGAGAATGTCTTTCTATAATGTTTTTCTTACCAGGTTTGTCTGTTCCTTGACCAGATTGATGATAACCTCTACCTCCCCACATATAAAACCATGCAGCTTTCTCTTTAGGCATAGTAACATTTACTCTACCTCCTAGTTTATGTATTTTATTAGTAAGAGTCATATCTCCTCCTGCATTCTCTAGAGGGCTCTTTCCTATTTGTTCCCAAACTTTTTTACTGTAGACAATTCCTGAGTTTCCTACACCTGTAACTTTAGTTATTCTAGGTTCATTATAAAACACTGCAGTGTTCCAATGTATAATGTTAGTGTCTTCTTTCCAATGATCTGCTACGTTCTGAAGATGGTTACTAAGTGCAACGTCATCATCATCCCAAACAGCTATAAGTTCTCCTTTACAACGCTCAATAGCATAGTTTTCTTTCTCACCTATTAGTGGAAATGTTTCATCAAGGTTATAAATAGTAACTTGTGGGTGATCAAAGATAAGCTTCTGTTTAGGATAGTCATTAACTATAACAAGTTCACACTTATCTGCTGGATAGTCTTGTATAAGAAAACTATGTAGGGCCTCCACTAATGTGTTGACCCTTCCATAGGTAATCATTTTACATGATATGAATGGTAGTTCTTTCATTACCAAATATGCATCACATCAAACGGTGATATTAATAATACATCTAGCTCTTCTGATAAAGGAATCAACATAGCCCCTTTTAGTTTAGATGGATCTATAAGTATAACATCACCAGGTTTAACATTAGTAATTGTATCTCCAATATCATAAACTGTAAGCTTAGACATCTTTTTCAACATCTCTCTTTGAAGTTCTTCTTTAGTTGCTGTATCAACTATTATCTTACTTTCTTCTTCTTTCTTAGGAACACGTACATATATTCTGTTTCCTAATAACTTTTTATATGGTTTCTTGCTCATCTTATTTAGATTCAGTCATTTCTTTAAATCGTTCTATATCTTTTCCTTGTAAGTAAACTTCTGTCTGGAACACTTCAGTTACTTTTTTCATACCAATCATTTTATTTGTCTTGGTGTTGATGTTAGGTACTTCTTTTACACGCTCGTGTATGTCGTCTAATAAAACAACTAGATTCTCGTCATCCATTCTGACAGATCTTATTACCTTATTAATATTAAGACTGTCTGTAAATTCTTTAAACTCTACAGGATCTGTATCCTGTATTGGTTCTTTTCTTGTGTAGAAAAATTGGTTTCTCATTTTATAAATTATATTTGTTAATTAAATAGTTCCTTATTGTATTAATTTTATCATACTTATACATATCTGATTCTACATTTGCATGCTCATCTATTGTCAAAAGTATGATATTTTCTCCGTCTAACCTAAACTCTGGATATTTATTCTTTGGCAGTATGTGATGAAAGAATGCACTTGATGCTTCTTTTCCTAAGTATCTACCACTAACTTCAGACTTATGAGTTCTTTCTTTCCATATTTGTTTAAAGAATAAATGATCCTTGTTTTTCTTGGGCTTAGTAGCCCTAACTGTTGGTTTTACAGTTAGAGCTGACTTATTTAAACCCTTGTTCACAGCCAGTTTCTTTTTAGGTTTATGTCTAAAACAATACTCAGACTCTGACTTAGCTCCACAAAACTTACACGTCATTACTAAAATAGTTCTGGTGTAATCTTTTTAGTTGCTACAAGTTCTATAGATTTAGCTTTGTCATAATCAATTACAACTTCAGTTTTTTTTTCCTCCTCTACAGGTTCTTCTCCTCGTATAGCACTTACAATTTTAGCTTTTAGAGCATCAAAGAAATTTACATCTTCTAAAATATCCTGCTTAAAATCTTCTAGATTATACTTTACATCATTGTATGTATATGTCTTACCATACTTTCTACCTAGTTCATAATCATGTAGTAGCTGTAAAGTTTCACTAACTTTATCAATACCAACACCATAGATTATTTCAAACTCTGACTTCTGATAAGGAGGACTCATCTTGTTCTTAGTAGCTTTCACCTTAGTAAGGTTACCAATAACTTCTTGACCATCTTTCATTAATGATCTAGCCACTTCTATTCTTACATCGGAATAAAACTTAAGAGCATGACCACCTTGAGTAGTAGTAGGGTTACCAAACATAACACCAATCTTTTCTCTGTACTGAGAGATTACAATAACACATGTGTTTGTATCATGGGCTATACTTTTAATCTTTGGATAAGCACTACTGTTCAATCTAGCTTTCTTACCTATTGCATGATCTCCCACTTCACCATCTAATACAGCTTTAGGAATTAATGATGAATCTGAATCTATAATAATAAGATCTACTTCACCAGTTGACATAACTTCTACTGCAATGTTGAAACCTTCCTCACCAGAAGATGGTTGAGATATAAGCATCTTACTTGTATCAACTCCTAGTGCTTCAAAGTAATTCTTATCTACAGCATGCTCGCCATCTATAAATACCACTTTACCACCTTGGGCTTGACAACTAGCTACAGCATGTCCACATATAGTAGACTTACCTGTACCTTCCCACCCCATAAGTTCATACATTTTACCTCTTACAAATCCTCCAACTCCTAGAGTTTTGTAGTCAAAACCAATACTTCCTGTAGAGAATACATCATATTCTCCTGTGGTTTTACTGTCTAATGCAAGTAGTGTTCCTACACCATATTGCTTGTTTAATTTTTCTAACGCCTGTTCAAAAGTGTTAGGCTTTTCTTGTTTTTTTACCATTATGTAATTATTTAATTGTTTACTCAAATATACGAAATATAGATAACATTGTTCAGTTATATAATGTAAAAAGCCCCAAGATTTCTCTCAGGGCTTTACAACAATTAAAAACAGAACAGAAGTATTATAATTCAAATTATAACAAGAACTTCAAAGTTATAAAATAAATCTTAATACCAACATTATTTTCTAAGTTTCTTTTGGATATGCTTCGTTCATCTTTCTTCTCCAGTAATCTGTAGTAGTTTTCTGAATATATGAGAAGGTTAATCCTGTTAATTTAATTATTTCTGTATCACTCTTTCCCTGATTCGCTAATTTCTCCACCAACAATTTCTTCTCCTGGGGTATCCTCTTTGCCATCGTTTAATAGTTTTTCTAGTTCAACAACACCTAATTCAAGACCTGCTTTTTCACAAGCAAGTCTACTATCATAAACTTTATTATTTTCTAAAGAACAATAATTGTTTGTCCAACCCTCTTTTTTATGCATAACTGTAACAATAACATCATGACTGTCTAATAAGTCAAAACATGCTCTAGGGTTACTATCGACTACTGAGTGTACCTGATTATCAGATACACCCTTGGCTAACATGTAGTCTTTAAACGCTTCATCTTTGTCAAAGTCTTTAAAACTTTCTGTAAGTTTATCAAACATCCATCTATGCAATTCTTTTGCAACCTTAGGATTTTGCTGTAATAATTTTTCTGCTTTCATTTAATACTTTTTTAGTTAATGTTTCGTTTTCTTCTTGGAAACCTGTCCAAACTTCATAATAATCTTCCCATGCATTTTCACCCACTCTATCTTGCCAGTACTCAACTAGATCTTTTGTCTTATTAAATATTCTATACTGTAAAGATAGTTCATCTCTGTGAAGACCATTCTTCTTTAACTTAATAACTTTAGGAAATAGTTTCTGAAACTCTTCAGATGTCTTAGAGTACTTACCTTGTTTAATTATTTCAAAGTCTTTTTCAAACTTCTTATTAAGTTTATATACAACAATAACAAACCCTCCTTCATAGTCATAATCTTCTACTATTTGCTTTGTTCTATCATACTCACTATCTAAGAAGTCTTTAAAAAGATCAATGTCATCTGGTCTAAATAACACATAGATGCAATCTTTATATTCGTCATCTGACATATCATCCTTTAGATAAGCGTTTATAAAACCATTTTTCCTCAGACTATCTTTAGGCACCTTTAAAGTTGGAACCATAAAGATGGTTGTACATGTGTTCTTTCTTTTCATTTATTTCTATTTTCTAATTCGTCTAGAGTGTACAACTTGAGTACACCATAATACATTCGTATTTGCTTTTTACTCTCTTCAAAGTTTCCTTTGTTAGCTTTTAAATATGCTTTAAGTATAGCTTTAGTAAACTGGTAATCTGTCATGTTTAGATTCATGTTATCTCTACACCAAGCTTTACCTACACGATAAGCTCCAGGGATTCCGTCACCACTATCACCTATTACCACTTGAGAAGCTATAGCTAGTCTACTTTCTAGTTTACCTATAGATTTAAATTCACCTAAAATATCCTTATAACTTCTATAATCATAGAAAGGTATATCAGGACAGTTATATAGCACATCTTTATCTATAGCAGCTACAACACATTTACCACTACTCATTACAGTAGCGTTGTAAACATAATCATCAGCCTCTGCTCCTTTAGAAGGAATAGCTCCTAATTCATGTAACATATAATCTGCTATCACTGGTATAAGTGGATTTTTATCTTTTCTATTAGACTTATACTCAGGGTATATATCATATCTAAAATTATTACCACCTCCAATAAATACAAATGTATCTTGTATATTATACCACTCTTCTACATTGTTTTGAATCTCTTGTAGTTTGGTTCTTGTTCTGTATTTAGCTTCTTCTATTCTGTCTTCTTCTGTTGGAAAGTCCATTAAGGAATCTTCAGGAAAGTGAGTAGAAAAATACATAATACTATCAGCGTCCACAATTAGTATTCGCTTTGTGTCATCATAGCTGTTGGGAAGGTTTTTCACTTCCCTAACAACTATTTCAGGTTCTTCACTAAAGTTTGTCTTTATCTGTCCCTGTATCATTTTTCTTCAATTTGTTCTAACATTTCTAAATATGTTATTTCTCTTCTTAAATACTCAAGAGCTTTCTTTAAGTCTTGTATCTCATTATCTTTTTTACCAGCTCTAGTAACATATTTGATTACATTACCACGAGTAAAACTTAGGTTATATAACTGACAAAAGTCTATTACATCTCCAGAATCATCTGGTAAATTAGTCTTGTAGTAATCTGGCTCGATAATTTTTTTTAAATCTTGGTTTTTCATTTGGTTTTATTTTTATTTATTAATATGCTAAACATCCTTTAATTTCCCATCTACCATCTTTTTCTTTAGATGATTTCTTGTAATTAATTTCAGCTACTAGTGGTTGGTGCTGTTCTAATACCTTTGCAATGTATACTTTTAATTTCCATTCAGGATTCTTTTCAACTAGAGCTCTTGCTTTCTTAATGGCATCAGCTTGCTTATATTCTTCTATAATAGTTCCTTGCCAACGAGGATCATCAACCATATATTTAGTAACCCACTTTCTTGTTCCTTTTGCAGGATAGTTAGTCACTGTTGTTTTGGTTTTCATTTCATTCCCTATTGGTTTCTGAATACAAAGTGCCCAAGCTGGTTCATGCTTAGATGGCTCTTCGTCACTATAGAACTTTTCTCTAGATACTTCTACTAAACCTTGTGCATTATGCCAACTACCATTATAATAGTCATTACCAAGTTCTTCTCTATCTGAATCTTGCAACTCTTTAAATGCAGTTTTTAAATCTCTTCCTGTAATTGTGTCTTCTTTAATTATTGCTCCCATGTTTATTTTGGTTTTTTTGATTTACGTTCTAATTGTGTTTTTTCGTTGTGGCATGTTGTACAAAGTGTTTGTAGGTTATCCACCTCACAAAACAATCTCTCTACAAAAGCAGGAAGGTCTTTTGAACAGTTAAGACTACCAGCAGGTTTTATATGATCAATGTTTACTTCATCGCTTTTAAACCAATCAGTACATTTTTTACATTGATATTCCCACTTCTGTCTTTTGTTTTTTCCTTTATATGCTCTTCTAGATTCTTGCTTACATTGTGCTACAGGTTTCCACCATCTACTCTTTTGCCTAAGAGCACTTCTTATCATAGACCAGAATGCTGCTTCTGTCATTGTTTCAGCATTTCTAGTTCTAGGTACTCTTGGTTTTTTTACTTTCTTTGCCATAATTTTAAATTAAAGGGTTGTAACAAATTTAATTAAAATATTACAACCCCTAATTAATTTAATCTAACTCTACTATTCTATCCTCTATCTCATTTTTCATTTGATCTAGATTCATAATCACCTCACGTATGTCTGAGCTTGATATACTTGGTAGATTAAACTCATACTTAGATGATTCAACTGCATAACCTTCTGCTACTTTAGACTCAATGTTTGAAAGATCATGAATTGCATACTCTTCATCTAGCTCTAAAGTATCAAATTGACCATCATGAAGAATAGTTGTAGCCTCTTCTCTTGGTACAGTCATAATTGGTAAGTACTCATAGCATCTACCTTTATGTTGACCAATACCAACAACCTTCATAGGGTTGATAAGAACAAGAACAGACTGATCACCACATCCTACATAGTGTATTTGGTCTGATGTGAAATGTAAACCTGCTGCAGCACAATCTTGTGTTGACCAGTTACAATCTTCTTTTGGCATATTAACCACTTTACCTACACGAATATCAAATGTCTTTGTCCAATCATCTGTAAAACGATTCTCATGTCTGTTAGGTAGGTCTAGATATAGAGCTGTAAGTTTACCTATCTCTTTTCCATGGTCTACTTTTACAGAAGTTGTATACTCATAAGGTTCTACTTCACCTGTACCATCACATGTTTCACATTCTACCCACTCTCCTTCGTTCCACTCATCTTCATCTTCATAACAATCACCTTCATCATAGTAACCACCTTCACCACCACAATCTGGACAAACTGTAGTAACATGAGTTTCTTCATTGTACAATCTATCTACGTGTACAATCTTATACTCACCATCTTGTAAGAATACAGTATAATCATCAGGACTCTTCTTCCATACAGCTTTTACTTTGTTATACGCATTAGAAATAAAGTGTACAAGCTCTGGGCTACCATGCAACGTTACTACATTACGTAGAGCCACAAAGAATCCTTGCTTAGTAATACGAAAACTATTCTCATCTAAGAATCTGTATAGCTCATTGCTCACTTCAGCTCTTGGATTAAGACAGCACCACATAAAGAATCTCTTAAGTGATAAATACTCGTCATCTTTAGACAAGTCTTCTGCTCTATCTACTACTTCTATAAGCTTTTCTACTAATAGTTGAGGAATAGACCTAGAAATACCTTTAAAGTAGACAACATTATCTTCTACAGTAAATTCTCCACTGTCTTCTAATAATTGAATACCTTTTAGTAAAGCTTTTGCTTTAGCTATTTCTTTAGCTTTCACTTGTTTCTCCTGAAGTACATTAGGATCCATAACTATACGCTCAAACTCAAATTGAGATTTTGCATTAATTATAGCCTCATAATCTTCTTCTGTAGCATTTGGCTTGTTGATGATATTACCATCGTTCATTAAAATAGTTAGTGAATCGTTCACCAACTTTATTCCTCTATATAGAGGTGCTGCACTTTCTTCTTCTTGTACTGATTCTTGGTCAATTAAGCTATCTAACTTCTTCTCGATAACTTTTTCAATTGAATGGTCCACTCTGTTTTTAAACCACTCTAAACTTAAAAATTTGTTCATGTTTAATTGTATTTATTAATTGTTAATTTACTAAAAAAATG